GCATGGAATAAAAGAAAAAATATTAAAATTTCTTCAATAAGATTAGGATATTATAAAAATATATCTTATCTTTAAGTATTATTAATAAGATATATGAAAATAGTAGCAAAAAATATTTGGTTCACATCAGACTCCCACTTCGGGCATACCAATATTTGTAGAGGAGTTTCTAAATGGAACACAGGAGATGAAGAAGAGTTTATTAAAGCTACTCGTAATTTTCCAGACCTTGAAACAATGAATGAGCATATTGTTGATAACATTAATAATTGTGTTGGAGAAAATGATTGGTTAATACATCTTGGAGATTTTTCCTTTGGCGGAATTGAAAATATCGGAGTATTTCGTTCTCAAATCAAATGCAAAAATATCGTATTGATTTTAGGAAATCACGATCATCACATTGAAAATAACAAAGAAAATGTTAGAAAGCATTTCACTCACGTTGCTCACTATGAGGAACTAGATGTGACTCTAGAAGCAAAAACCGGTACTGAAAAACATAAATTTGTTCTTTGTCATTACCCAATTATATCTTGGAACAATATGCCAAGAGGAGCATTTATGTTGCATGGCCATCAGCATTTGAAAGGCGATGCTAGATTCGGAGAAGGAAGAAGAATGGATGTTGGAATGTGCGGTTCTCTTGAATTTAGGCCTTACCATATAAATGAAGTTTTAGAATTGTTAAGTGGTAGAAATTCTAGAGAAAGACATTCTAGAGACGAAAAATAATATTATGAAAAAATTGTATTTAACGTTAATGCTGGCATCAATGTCGACATTTTCACAAAACATTATCATAGGAGACTCACAGGTACCTTATATTGATACTCAGACTGATAAAGCTGAAAGGGCTCCTAGATTATGGAAAGGCGGTATCGGGATATATGATTTAACTAAAATGGTTAATAACTATCCTATTACACCTTCTATAAAAAATGTAGTAATTAGTATTGGAACTAACAATAGGTTTCAAGGCGGAGTAGTAGATTTATTTTCAGCGCTTAAACGTAAATTTCCAAATGCTAAATTTTATGCAGTGCAAGGCTCATGGGGCTGGGGAGGAGTAAAAGCTTTTACTAGAACAACCGTATATAGATATTATTTACAGTTTCAAACTCAAGGAGCTGTAATAATAGAAACTCCAATTGGATTCGGAGACCCACATGGACCAAAAGCATCTTATAATTTAATAGGTAAAAGTTTAGATAAAATACTTTAAAAAAGATTAGGTTTCTACATAATTTATTCTTATCTTTATGTATAGAAATTAAATAATAAGACATATGAAAAATGATTTTCAGTTATTAAGGTTGATGGTAGACGAGTTGAACTCGACTAATAGCACAAATGACAAACGAGATATTTTATCTAAATATGATGACGAGTTTATTAAGCTAGTAATTTATTACACTTATAATCCGACATTTCAATATTATGTAACTCCTGATAATTTAGAAAAGAATTACTCTAATGATTTAGGTAAGGTTGTTAAGTATAACGATTTATTTGAATTATTAGATGCTTTAAAGTCTAGATCAATCACAGGACACTTGGCTATTAATTCAGTCAATGATTTTTGTTATGATAATGAACAGTATAAAGATTTAATCTATAAAGTAATAGGTAAGGATTTAGAAATTAGAATGGGAGACTCTTTAATTAATAAAGTATTTCCAGGCTTAATTCCAACCTTTGACTGTGCTTTGGCTACCGATTTTGATAAGGTGCAAGTAGACTTTGCCAAAGATACCTTTTTTGCTTCTAGGAAGTTAGACGGTGTTAGATGTTTGGCAGTAGTAGATGATATGGGTGCTGTGACTTTATGGTCTAGACAAGGTAATCAATTCCTTACCCTAGAAAAGGTAGAAAAAGAAATAGCTTCTATAGGTATGCGTGATGTGGTGTTTGATGGTGAAATATGCTTGGTAGATGCCCTAGGTAATGAAGATTTCCAGGGTATTATGAAGCAAATTCGTAAGAAAGACCATCAAATTGACAGTCCTAAATACCTAATCTTTGACACTATTTCCGGAGATGAGTTTAGAACTAAAACAGGTAATAACAAATATTCGAGCAGATATGCTAGATTAGGAGAGATCTTTTTTGACCCTTCTAGGTATAATCACTTAAAAGTTGTTACTCAAACGGTAATTACGACAGAAGAAAGATATATTGAAATGATGTCAAAGTCTGATGCTGACGGTTGGGAAGGCTTAATCTTAAGAAAAAATGTTGGTTATGAAGGTAAGCGTAGTAAAAATATGCTTAAATGTAAATCATTTAAAGACGCTGAATATAAAGTTAAGGCTCTAGAGTTTGGTCCTTTTAGAATGATTGAAAATGGATTGGAAATTACTAAGGAAGTTTTAACCAATGTGATTATAGAACATAAAGGAAACGATGTATCAGTAGGCTCAGGATTTTCAATAGCTGAAAGAGAGTATTTCAAAAACCATCCTGAAGAGTTGTGTGATAAGATTATTACCGTTAAGTATTTTCAAGAGACACAAAACCAGGCAGGTAATTGGAGTTTGCGTTTCCCGACAATAAAAGTAATTCACGGAACGAAAAGAACAGTATAATGAGAAAACCTAAATATAAAATAGGTCAATTAGTATACGTAAATTTTTTAGGTTCTCCTAAATTAAGTCGACTAACTGAGTTACATGGTAATCATGGCAGAGATAGAGACCGATGGATTTATTATGCAGTAGATGTTAATGACGGAACAATATATCCAAATGTAGGAGTAGGCGATACAGAAAAGACATTTAACATTAACGTTGAAAAAACAAAGGAATTGAAATGATAGAAGTTTTATTAAAGATAGCTATAAGTTTAGTGCTTTGGTTAGTAGTAGCAAGAGTATTTTTATATTTCGGTAAAAAAATATTTAAAGATTAGGATACTCCAAAAGGTTATCTTATATTTATGAAGTAATTAAAATTAAATAGTCAATATGGCAACAGTACAAAAACGTTCGAGACAATCGAGAGCATTAGATATGCTTGAAGCTCAATTAAAGAGTGGAGTAAAAACTGAAAAGAAAACTAAGGATGTAAAAGTTCCTTTAACAGATTCTGATCGAAAAAGAATTGCAAAGGAAATGGAAACCTTAAAGGCTAATTTAGTTTAATTGTATGGCTCTTAAAGTAGATAATAAAATTTATTTAAGTTGGGACGATGTCAGTGATTTAGTCGATACTCTTTGTGAAAAGATTATAACTGAACAACCTCAAATTGATTCTGTATTTGGAATTGCGAGAGGTGGAATGATCCCAGCAGTAATGGTATCGCATAAATTAGGTTTGACCTGGTCGAATGTTATGTTACCTAATACTCTAGTAATAGATGATATTTGTGATACAGGACATACATTAAAAAATTGTATAGGAGGCTATACCGCAGTGTTGCATCATAAACCGCATACTGCTTGTTTAACTCCTACCTTATATGCTACGGAGCATTTAGGAGATGAATGGATTATTTATCCATGGGAAAGAAATGATTCTGCACCAGTGCAAGATTATTTAAAATAATATATAAAAACCGCCCGAAAATATTGCTAGGTGCATATTTATATTAAATAAAAAACAAAATGAAACAAGTCCATACATATCAATCACAATCGTTTAGAATGCTTCAAGGAGCAGGAGCTGCGATATGTAATAATGATGTGATTTTAGGCTCTTTACGTAACGATAGTATTACATGGGAACCGAAAAGAGGAGGGACTGAGGTATGATATAGGTAATTTACATATTACTATAATTTAAGCCTCGGACCATAAAATCCGGGGCTTTTTTATTGACCTGGTCATAATAATTGCGGCTATCGTATAATGGTTATTACTTTAGACTTCCAATCTAAAGATGAGAGTTCGATTCTCTCTAGCCGCTCAAATTTGGGATGCTTCAGTCACTGGTGTGATAAGCGGTCTGTAAAATCGTTCTGTAAGAAGGTGTGGTTCGATTCCACAGTATCCCACTAATATTAATTGGGTTGGTAGCTCAGAGGCAGAGCGGCTGTTTGTTAGGCAGCGGGTCGAGATTTCGAAATTCTCCCAGCCCTCAAAATGCGTCAGTGGTGCAATGGTAGCATACCGGTCTCCAAAACCGATGATGAAGGTTCGAATCCTTCCTGGCGTGCAAATAAGTATAGTAATGTAAATTAGTAAGCGATGAGTAAGTATCAAAAAGCACTTGTAGTAGATGCAAGTTTTACTGCAAGGTCAGTTATAAGCACAGAGAGAGCGTTTGTGATTTGTTATAAAGGTAATGCTGAAGTAATAGCTGATCATCCAGAAACGTTTAGTTTAATCAATCCTGAATTGGTTATATATAAACCTTCTATTATTAGAGTTGCTAAGTATGTTAAGAACCATATTAATAAGGTTCCTTTAACAAGAGAAAATGTTTATAGAAGAGATAATTTTGAATGTGTGTATTGCGGTAGTTCAAATCAAAAAATACTAACATTAGATCATGTTATTCCTCAATCAAAAGGAGGAAAAGATAGTTGGAACAATTTAGTAACAGCATGTCGTCCATGTAATCATGCTAAAGCAGATTTAACATTAGAGGAATATGGTAAAGAAATTCCAGAGCCAAAAAGACCTCACTATTTAATGTTAATGAGAAGTATGACACACATACCAAAAGAATGGGAGACCTTTCTATTCTTTTAATATTAATTGGAATTAGCTTATAGCAAAGCAGCAGGGGCTAACCTGCAGAACGGATACCAAACCCGATTCCAATTAAAATGCCATAGTAGCTCAATGGTAGAGCACTTGTTTTGTAAACAAGAAGTTGCAGGTTCGAGTCCTGTCTTTGGCTCAATATAGTGGTATAGCTCAATTGGTTAGAGCACTTCGCTGATACCGAAGAGGTTTTAGGTTCGATTCCTAATATCACTACAAATATACTTCTGGTAGTATAGGAGTCCGGTTTATCTAGCCTACCTTGGACGTAGGAGCACGCAGGTTCGAATCCTGCCTATCAGACAAATTTTCTTTTAAGAAGATTAGGATTAGTCAAAAGAATTCTTTATCTTTATGTAAGAAAATTAATTAGCCCTCTAGGCTTTAAAGTGAAGCACGATACTTTTAATATCGGGAAGAAGGAGCATTACCTTCAGAGGGTACATAAACCGCCTCGTTGGCGTAATGGGAGCGTATTTCTTTTACATGGAAATGGCAGTAGTTCGATTCTACTACGAGGTACAAATTGTCCTTTTAGCTCAGTTGGTCAGAGCAGCGCACTCATAATGCGAAGGTCACAGGTTCAAACCCTGTATAGGACACAATATTGGTCTATTAGTCCAACGGCTAGGATGCTACCCTGTCACGGTAGAGACGAGAGTTCGATTCTCTCATAGACCGCAATAGTTATTGAACTTTTTCGTTCTGTATTTGTTTTTGATGCCTTTACTATCCGTGCCAGTTAACAGTGGTTGTGTCACGGTAAACAAGGAAGCTGAGTAAAAATGTAAATGCAATGTATAGAGGCCTGGTGGTGCAGCCAGGCAATTGGGTCTTTGGTATAGCTGGTGCGTACGTTAGTCTGAAGAACTAAAGGAGCAGGTTCGATTCCTGCAGGACCCACAATTTAATTGTCGAGTGGTCAGGGACCGGAGATGGCTCATATCTATTTCTAGAATGGCTCGATACCATTACTCGGTACAAATTTTGCCTCTTCGTATAACGGTTAGTACACATGGTTTTGGTCCATGCGGTGGGAGTTCGATTCTCTCAGAGGTAACAAATTATATGGGTAGGTAGGAAGTTAAGAAACGTTACTCAAAAAACGACTTAGCGAGGTAAAGCGTTAGAATAGTAAAATTGAGTAAACGTTATTAAAGTAGTATAATTTATATGGTGATTGTAGCTGAATTGGTAAAGCGTCTGATTGTGGTTCAGGAGATTGTGGGTTCGACCCCCACCTTTCACACTTAATTACACCTGTGGTGGAATGGTAGACACGTTGGACTTAAAATCCAATCCTCAGAAATGGGGGTGCCGGTTCGAGTCCGGCCAGGTGTACAAATTGGAAAGTAAATTGATCAGGGATCAAGACCGCTTGCTAAGCGTATCGTGCGTTAATTCGCATGGGGTTCGATACCTCTGCTTTCCTCTAAATAGGCCCTTATAGCATAAATGGAAATGCAACATCCTTCTAAGATGTTAAATGGAGATTCGAATTCTTCTAGGGGTACAATAAGAAACAGAGTAAAGCCTGGACAGCGAAAGCAGGGTAGTTTTTAACTTGGACAGTTTCTTTTAGCAGTTTAAGAGACAGAGCTGACTTCTGCTTATCAAAAATGCTCTGCAACAGCCCGAGTGGTGGAATGGCAGACACGCTAGACTTAGGATCTAGATATTGAGAGTTCGAGTCTCTCCTTGGGTACAAAATGCTCTTATAGTTTAATTGGAAAAACGTTTGGCTACGGACCAGATGATATAGGTTCGAGTCCTATTAGGAGTTCAATAATGGCGCGATGACCGAGTGGCTTAGGTGCAGGTCTGCAAAATCTGTAACGCTGGTTCGATTCCAGCTCGCGCCTCAAAAATAAGTTATGACAGGATATCACATTTACTATCAAACAAGCGATGATGGCGATTTTGAAGCTTTGAATTATTTAGTTCAACTAGCTTCAATAAAATATTGGAAAAGACATTACGGTCCTATTAAATTGTATTGTAATCAAAAGTATTTAGAGTCTATTAGCAAATATGGCATAGACAAAGAGTATGATGAAATCGATATTCAGTTTTTAGAAACTAATCCTTATAAAGAATATTCTGATAGATTTTGGAGTTTTTGTAAAATTTATTTAGCGAATAAAATAGCTCAAGAAGAAGAAAGTTTTTGTATATTAGATACTGACATTTGGATTTCAGAGCCTAATTTACTTACTAAAGAAGATGTAGTATTTTTTCATAAAGAAGCGTTTGAAGTAAATTATAAATTGAATCCTTATCCAGATCCAATTAATTGGATTGAAAATAAAGATTATAATTGGGAAGTAAGTCCTAGGAATTGTGCTATAATTTGTTTCAATTCCAATTTCAAAGAGTTGATTGCTAAATGGTTAGAAGTTTCTATTCAAGTAATTGAGCAAACTCATTCAAAAGAGTTTGAGTTTGAAAATAAAAATTCTAGTACTATTTTTATAGAGCAAAGGTTATTGCCTACATTAATAGATAAGTTAGGATTGACAATGGGAGAAGTATTTCCTTCAGTGTATCAAACAACAAAAGATGGTACAGATGGTTCTGAATGGGTACCTAGGATTGATAGCTCTGAATATTTAACATGGGTATCTAAAGTAATTAAACATATATGGGGTGCTAAAAGATATTACGATTCTAATATTATTAGACAATTGATAATTGAAATTACATTTGAAGCTTTAATTAGGTATGGAGAGCATGAACCTAGATATGGAAAATTATTCACTGAATGTGAAACTATTTATAATTTAGATTAGGATCATCCGAAAGGTTATCTTATATTTATGAAGAATTAAAAGGGAAGGTTGGCAGAGTTGGTCTATTGCACCGGTCTTGAAAACCGGAGGAGGTAACACTCCCAAGGGTTCGAATCCCTTACCTTCCTCAATTTGCTGCCATCGTCTAACGGCCAGGACCTATGGTTTTCATCCATAAAATCGGAGTTCGATTCTCCGTGGCAGTACAAAAGGGGTTATAGTGAAATTGGCATCACGATAGATTTGCATTCTGTTATTCCGGGTTCGAATCCCGGTAGCTCCACTAATTAATTAACAAATATTAAATATTACTTATTATGAAAAATTCATTATCTACTAAAGGATTATCTTTATCTCAAGCACAATCAATCTCTAATTTGTGCAACCAGAGATCTATCGAATTGACAAATACATTGTCAGATGTTAATAATGTTGAAAAAACATTAACGATTGGAACTGAATCTTATGTTGAAACTCCTGCAAAACCTTTACCGGCAAATGTAGCAGAGTTAATTCAAGAAAAAGCAAGACTTGCTGCAACTCAAGCATTTTTAATGGAAAACATCAAAGCAAAAGATTCTTTGATTAAGTCTATTCAAAAAGAGCAATATTATCCTTCAGAACCTAGACCAGAATCTCCAGAGTATGTTGAAGTTGAATTAAAAGAACTTGTTACTGAAGAATGGGCTTGGAATGAATTGCCAGCAGCTGAATATAATGAATTTTTAGAAGCAGAAGCTTATGCGGCGCACATCGGTCAGTTTATCCATAAAGGAGGAACGTTAGATCGATTAAGAACAGAATTGCCAAAAATTAAAACTTTGGAATTCATGGAAATTGAAACTGGAAAGAAAACTCCTATGAAAGTAGCAGTACATCACACTTCCGCTCAATTGCTAGCAATACATGAAGAGTTAGCAAATACTCATAGAGAATATGAACAAAAAGTAAATTACTTTAAGTCGAAAGTAAAAAATGCTGTGACTAAAGAAAATGCTCGAATTGCAAATGAAAATGCTGATGCAGTGGCAAAAGCAAATGAAGCTAACCAAATTTTGCGTGATGAATATAGAAAGCTAAATGAAGAATGGTCAGCTTTCGTAAGAAAAGAGACTCAAGAATTTGAGGCTAAACGCCAAGGAAGAATTGAAGCTGCAGTGGCTCTTAAAATAGACGTTGCTCCTAGATTCCAGCCAGTAGTAGATGAGTTTCTTAAAACAATAAAATAGAAAAGTAGTTGTGGTACTGAAGGGATAAGCAAAAGCCGATACCTGGAAGTTTAATATCGGGAGCTATAAAGCAATTTATAACTTATAAAGATATACGATACTAATCAACAGCAAATTGATGTAGGCCCCGTGCCTATATAGCCAACTCGCTTCTGTTACAAATTAAACCAAACTGAGATAGAACTCAATAGTTAGACATGTTACTCCTGATGGGAGATTAAAAGTGGCTAGCGAAAATGAGACTTAGTTTTTGTTTTTGTCTTTGCTGTAACGGAAGGTCTTTGACTTTGAATTTGATTTTGATTTAGTCTATATACTTTATTCTCCCGATAACATAATTATTACCAGTATACCGCGGGGTAGTGTAAGGGTAGCACGAAGGGCTCATAACCCTAAAGTTCGGTTCGAATCCGGCGACCGCTACCAATAAGTAAAATGCATTGAAGAAATTCAGTGCATTTCTACTGAAAAATACTTTGGAAATGATTAGGACGTTAATTAAATTATCCTTATCTTTATGTATAGAAATTAAAAAATAGACAATTTATGAGAACATTAAGATTATCAATCGCTATCCAAAGTCATTTAAGTGATGCCGCTTTTGAAATGAGTTTCAATCCTGAAATGGCAGAAAATCGAATTCATTTTGTGAAAACGTTAATTAACATGTATCCTAATACCGATGTAGAAGTTGAGGAAGCAGAATTGACTAGAATTTATAAAGAAAGAATTTTAGGAATTGTTGAAAAATAAATTGAAAAAGATTAGGACAATAGAAATATTATCCTTATCTTTATATATAGAAATTAGAAATAATAAAAACCTTAAAAATTAAAATTATGTATTTACAAGTAACGAATTCGAAATTGGCAAAGTATAATCAAATTAGAACCACTCCAGGTAAGTTGATTGAAGATGTAAAAAATCTTGGTTGGAAAATATCAGACTGTAAGGTATCTGAAATTAGAACAGAATTAGTCGAAGCTAATTATAAGTGTGTAGACGGTAAGACTTCTAAACGATTTTCAATTAAATAATTAAACCCAAATAAATTTTAAATATGAAAGCTCAGTCAATTCAACCAGGTCAGACAAATACCATTAGTTTTGGTAAATTTGCAATAGTTTTAGAAAAAGAACAGTTACATTATTATGCGGATGGTGAGATTACCAGAGTAGTTGATGTAAGCTATGAATTTAATTATAAAGATTTATTTGACTTAGGTACAAGAATCTCAGTAAAAAATGCTTTAGGCGCTGTGAAGTTTGTAAATAAAAGAGATGTAGTAAAAAATTCTAAGTAATGAAAAAGTCAAGTTATAGAGTAGTCCCAACCCAGCACGAAAAATTTGGTGCGTGTTGGGCTATTAAACAAGGTAAAGTAGTTGTAGGTACTTTTATTAGTAAAATAAAAGCCGATCAAAAAAAGATGGCTCTAGATGCTATGGAGCAAGAAGATTTCCTTTTAGGTAAAACAAAAAATCAAGAATTAAAAATAGAATTATAATGGCGTATGCAGCAATAGTTACCAAGTTAACAAATGTAAGACCTCATCCTAATGCAGATAAAGTGCAATTAGCTACTTGTCATGGTAACCAAGTAGTAGTAGGATTGGATTGTCAAGAAGGTCATTTAGGTGTATATTTCCCGACAGACGGTCAATTATCTCATGAATTTTGTTTTGCTAACAACTTGTATCGCAAGGCAGATATGAATAAGTTTCCAAAAGACAAATGTGGAATGTTTGACGAAAATCGAAGAGTTAGAACACAAAAATTTAGAGGAGAAGTATCTGACGGATTTTGGGTTCCACTTCATCAATTTGGGTTTATTCAAGTTACAGGTTTAGATGTAGAAGGTTTTGAATTTACTGAATGGAAAGGAGTTCCTATCTGTGAAAAGTATATCAACCCAAACACTTTGAAATTAGCTAGAGAGAACCAAGGTAAAAAAATTAAAGTAGCGAAAACTTCAATTATGTTTAAAGAACATTTCGATACTGACCACTTTGGTAAACATGTTACTGAATTTAAGCCTGGGCAAAGATTAGTGGTAACTGAAAAGCTTCACGGTACTTCAGGTAGAGTTGCTCACGTTTTAGTAGACAAGCCTCTTTCCTTTAAAGATCGAATTGCAAAGTTTATAGGTGTTAATGTTCAAGATAAAGAATGGATGTATTTAAACGGTACTCGTAGAGTGGTTATTGAAGAATCTAAGGGTACTCAATTCCATGACCCGACTATTAGAGATAAGGCATTCAATATATTCAAGGGTAACTTAAGAAAAGGAGAATCTGTGTATTTTGAAATTGTTGGATTTGAATCTACCGGAGCATCTATAATGCCTTCAGTTGATACTACTAAAATGGGAGATAAAGAGTTTACTAAATTATATAGTAAGCAAATGCCTTACTCTTATGGGTGTCCTGAAAAAGAATGTGCTGTATATGTTTATAGAATTACTAATACTAATGAAGAAGGTCACTCTGTAGATTTAACTTGGGACGATGTTAAGAAGCGATGCGATGAATTAGGAGTTATGTATGTTCCTGAATTATTTATCACTTCTATAGAGATGATAGCATTAATGATTAAATCTAATGATGATAGAGATGTTTATAATATGTTAGGTTCGCTTGTCGATGAAGCTTCTAAAGGTGCTTCTAAATTAGATGCTACTCATATTAGAGAAGGAGTATGTGTTAGAATTGATAACTTTGGTATAACTCCAAAAGTTTATAAACACAAATCTTTTGAGTTTAAAGTGTTAGAAGGTATTGTAAAAGATACTGGAGTTGTTGATATGGAAGAATCTAATTAATAAAATATGAAAGAAGAAAATTCAATTATGGATGCTTATATGGGTATGACAGGAGGTTTGAACTCAAAGACTATGTCAGAAATGTTTAGACAAATTTTAGACACTGCTCATGAAACTATTGACTTTAATACTAATAGTTTGATATATCATAAACTTCAGCAGCTTAATAAATTTGTTGAAGAAAAAATTTCTGAGTCTAGACCGGGTATTGACGACACGATTTTTGGATTAAAAACAATAGATGGTAAGTTAGGTAAAATGACTTTGGCATCTGCAAAAAAATTAATTGAAGTTAATTTGAAATTAGCAGAAGCTGATAAAGAGTTTAAATTAGATGCTACCGTTGCTCACAATATTGGTCAAGTGTCAAAATCTTTAGGCTTTAAATTTCAAGAAAGTAAAGTACCTTCAGATTTAGATTATAGTAGTTTATTTCAAAAGTTTAAGTACTTAACTGATTATGAAAGAACTCCGTCACAAAATTCTCATATTCCAATTGCAGAAGATCCTGCAATAGATAACGAAAATATATTCGGGTAATTCCGGGTATATTTTCATACGTTAGCCTGTCTAACACCTACGTAAATTAATTAACAGAAGACACAAGGATAAAAGATATATAGAATGATAAATTACACAAAAGAGGAAGCTAAAACAGTAGAAAAATATAAAAGAAGAGTACATAAACAATATCCAGGTGCTTTCTTAACAATGGTTAGAAAAGGATACTATTCTATTATGCAAGAAAAAGATGATTTTTCTATTGTAGATGTTTTAGAAGAACAACTTATGCCTCCTCAGTCTAGTCCATTATTAGCTTGGGAAACGGCCCAGCTCTCATGTAGAATATCACAAAATTTGAATAGAACTCATCCAATGCGATCTGAAGGTAGAAGTATGGCAGATAAAATTGCTAAAAAAATAAAACCTGAATTTAATTCGCGAAATTCAAATGATTAGGATATTTATTTGTATAACCAATTAGTTACGACTTATGTTTAAAAACATGTTTAAGAAAAAGACTGATGCTGAAGTTACTACTGAAGCTGATGTTGAAGTAGCTGTAGAAGACATTCAAGTTCTCGACAGTGAAGTTGTGTATTCTGAACAAAGTGAAGAGGTTGAAGAAACTCTTTCATTTCCTATTTTAGATCAAGAAACTGATCAACAAGAATACACTGAAGAAGAAAATCAATCAATTAGTACTGAAACTGAAATGGCTCAAAGTAGTGAACTTCGTGAGTGGGAGATATTAAACGCTCCTGAAATTGTAGGATGGTCTTCTAAAGAAGAACAAGAAACTCTATTCGAAGCTGCATTATGGTTAGCATCTGTACCAGGTCTGTCTGTTTTAGACGTAGGCTGTGGTAGAGCAGATATGTATCCATTAGCTATGGAAAAAGGTTTAGTATACAAAGGTATTGATTACAATCCAAACATTATCAATGTTGCACAACAAAAGTATCCAGAAGTATCTGTTGAGACTTTAGATGTGTTAAATATTGATGCAGGTGCGGATTATGACTGGGTGGTGGGCTCAGGGTTGTTTAATATAGCAATAAAAGACCCAGCAAATTATGCACAGGCAGTTGTCGCAAAAATGTACGACAAAGCCAAGATCGGTGTAGCATTTAATTTATTAACAGGTATCCCTGAGGACATTGCAGACGAAGACAAACGATCAATAGTCGTTTGGGAGCCAGCCGCTTGGCTGTCTTATTTGGAATTAACTTATAAAAAAGTTATATGCAGAACCGATTACCTTGATGGAGATACTACATTTTACATTTTAAAATAAACATTATGATTTTAGTTTATGTGATTACTGCAGTTGTATTAGCTGCAGGTGCCATTTTTTATAATAAAATGGACAAAAAATTCAAGCAAGAAATTGCAGATCAAAAAGCAATCGTAACTGCACTTCAAGCGCATGTAGATGCATTGTCTAAAAAGAGAGATCAATTAGTAAGAGATTTAAGAAATGCTACTTCTGTGAATGCAAAGAAAGCTTCTGAATTTCCAGTTGCTACTACAGTTACTGAGACAGTAGCTCCTGTTAAAAAGAAAAAGGTTTATAAAAGAAAACCAAAATCTAAAGTAGAAGCGTAATGCCTGCTCCTTTTGAATCATTTATCAATCACGTAATGTCTAAACATGACACTGCGGATAAGTTAAGACAAATAACTCAAGGGCAAAGTCCAACTATGGCTACTAGTAGTAGTTTAAGTGAGTCTGTCAATTCAATGTTAGTTGAACAAGAATTTGCAAACCAATTTGATTATAACGGATATGATTCAGAAGAGAGAAAGATTAAAGTATTGGATAAGCTGTATGTAGTTCGAAATAAAATTTCAACAAAGTATTATCCAAATGACAAAGAGTATATGACTGTTCTGCTATGTATTAAATATGTAGCAGAAGGTTATGCTCTAACACCAGAGATTACATCGTATCTAAATACTCTTTATAAAAATGTCTAAAACAAAGCTAGTTGAATTAATTCAGCAATTACTATCTATATCTGAAATAGCATCACTTAATGAAATTAATGCTATTAAAGATTCAGAAGACCGTCACCGTGGATTGAGATCTTTTTTCCATAATCCGGAAATATTTTCAAAAATAAAACATATAACTGACCCGGCTTGGCTGTCCTATGAGATATTTATTAAAGGGAAAGCGTATGAATTTTAACGACTACATAATATCAGATTCAGATTATTCATTCTTTGACAGTTTGCCAGAGGATGAAAAATTGCTATTCATGTACGATTTAATATGTGAAGAGTCTTATGGCACTGGTTCAGAAAATTATGAAGAACCTGAAGACCATTACGATACTTCAGAAATTAAATCTGATCTAGCTAAATTTGATGATATTGTCGATGCTTTCAAAAGTAAGTTACAAACTATTATAGCGGCTTCTATATCAGAAAAAGCTCCTGTTAATATGATATTCCTAAATGATAAACTTATCATTAATTCAGAATCTCTAGCACTTATAGCAGATACAATTAATCAAATGATATTAACTGGTTATTTATTATCAGAGCAAACTTTAACAAAACCACAGAAAAAAATATTCCATCAGCAAAAATATTGTAAAGTATATACGATGTTAGGCAAGGTAGGTAGAATATCAGAAAATTAAGTTATGATTCCAACTTCAACGCATTTGGTGCGTTTCAATGACAATTTACTTCAAATATTACGATATTATCCAGAATCTAGGGTAAGAGATGTTGATGGTATTAAAAAATGGCTAAATGCGGATATCGCTATTCGTAAAGAAGGCATTATGTATTTTTGTCAAACTATAGAAGAAGCGGTTGAAATTGACGACCAGGTCGAAGTGCCTAAACGAGGTAGACCTAAAAAAATAAAATAAGATTCATTTGGTAATTACGAATGAATAACTTATCTTTATACTAAATAAAAAATAATAAATAAAAAATAAAAGTTATGGGTAATATCGGTTATGCTTGTATTAATATGACTCTAGGTAAGAAAGGTGTTCTTACCGGTAGAGCTATGCGCAAGGCTACTTTAGAAGAAAAAGGTGTAGCACACGCTTCTGCATTAGCATTGCAAAATGCGTTAGATTTAGAAACTATTCTTAAATGGAATGTAGATAATGATATCTTCTTTTTTCGTTTAGGTAGTGATTTATTTCCATGGGGCAATAAAGTCGACGTAACTACCTTCCCAGACTTTGATGAAATATGTACCGTGTTAGCCCGATGTGGTCAATACGCTACTGACAACGGTGTGCGTGTAACGACTCACCCAGGTCCTTTTAATTTACTTGCATCTCCGCGTGAAGAAGTAGTACACAATACTATTTTAGATTTAGAGATGCATGCAAAATTATTTGACTTAATGGGTTTGTCTCGTACTCCTTATAATAAGATTAATATTCACGTTGGAGCTACTTATGGCGATAAGTTTACTGCAGCTGATACTTGGTGTAAAAACTTTCTTAGGCTATCCGAGGGTGTTCGTTCCCGTTTAACTATTGAAAATGATGACAAAGCATCTATGTATTCAGTTAGAGACTTATATGAGTTGATCCATTCGCGAACAAAAATACCGATTGTGTTTGACTATCATCATCATAAATTTTGTGATGGCGGTCAGACAGAACAAGAAGCATTAGAGCTTGCTATGTCGACCTGGTCGAATATTAAGCCTGCAGTACATTACTCTGAATCGAAATCGTTACACGAATCCAATGACAAGCTTAATCCTAGAGCGCATTCTGATTACGTTACTGACTATATTGATACTTACGGTAATGATATTGATATTATGATCGAAGCTAAAGCAAAAGAGTTAGCTTTATTGAATTATCGATTACTGCATAAAAATACTTTGCAAAAAGATGCTGTTTCATAAACAGTTACATAATTATATTTTCTTTTATTAATATTATAATATTTATTATTATATTATTATACTAGTATTATAATAATTTTATTAACTATAAATTATAATTTGCCATGCGCTACAAAGAACAAACTTTAAGAAAGCTAGAAGCTCAATCTACAAAGCTAGCTACATTAGAAAGAGCTATTTCAAATACTGATATATCTGGAGCTGATGCAATTAGATTCATTCAAGATATTAGAAAGGAACTTGATTTAGTTGTTGAACGATTAGGATTAGAAGCTGATGAATAAAACTGCTTTAAAAATATTAGTAGGATTTGTCGCACTTGCATTAGCTGCTTGTGCGGCATTTTTTTCTATAGTAGGTCTATCTAAACTATTTGCTGGTGCAATGGTAGCAGTAATAGCAATGGCATCTACTCTGGAAATTTCCAAATTAGTAATTGCATCTTATCTTTATCAACAATGGAAAGTTGTTAATAAGACATTAAGAGTGTATTTAATTTCTGCTGTAACAATTATAGCTATAATAACTTCTATAGGTATATATGGATTTTTATCTGGAGCATATCAAACAACAAAATCTAAATATGATTTAACTCAATCTATTACTGATAGTTTAAGTGTTAAGAAATCTTATTTCGACTCTGGATTAATATCATATCAATCTCAATTAGAGAGTAAGACTGCTCAATTAAATAATTTATTTTCGATTAGAAATTCCCAAGAACAGCGAGCATCAAATTTAATTAACTCTAATAAATCTTTTAAGTCAGTAGAGAAGTCAGCTTCTAATACAGATAAATCTATTAAAGTATTAAATAAAGAAATTGCTCAGTTAAATGATAGCATTGTTAAGTATTCCACAGAGTCATCAAAATTAAAATTAAATATTACTCAGGCTAGCATTCAAAATGAATTATCGTCAGAGTTAGGTTCACTTACTTACATTTCTAAAGTATTAAATATTCCAATGGATAAAGTTGTTAATATATTAATAATTTTATTTATGATTGTATTTGATCCGTTAGCTATTTGTATGGTTATTGCTTATAATCAGTTAAACGAATCTAAACCAGACAATGAAGATAATTTAGACAATTTCAGTGATGAAGAACTAGCTGAAATAGTAGACGAAATACAATCAGAAACACCCCAAGAACCAATCGAATCAATTCCATTGGATATTGTACCCCAGGAACCTATAATCGATGACGAAGCGGCTAAGACAGCGGCTAAATTAGAAGCAAAAAAAGCACAAGATCAATCAGCATACGGAGTTAAGATTTATTAATTAAATAAAAGTTATGAAAGCAAAGACAATTAAAAAAGTTGCAGAGTCGAAGTACAAATCTAAAATTAAAGACAATCAAAGAATAATGATTTGTCAAAATTCTGTACCCGGAGGCAAATGGTGGAAAGGAAAAGAATGTAATGAATGGGTAATTGTATCTGAAAAAGCAACTGCTGTGTTATGTTATAGATGTGTAAATTTACATGTTGAACCGCCTGTTGAAAGAGGAGCTGTAAATAGATCAGGTCACCCAAAAGGTTGGAAATTTATGAAACTTTATGTAGCAGCTGACGGTACTGTTTTTCATAAAGGAGTAGAGCAAGCAGACTTAAAAGGTACATTACCAGTTACCGTTATCGAACCTAAGACAGAAAAGAAAAAAATGACTAAGCAAGAAAAAGACGCTGAGTTATTATCTTTAGGTAAAGAAATAAAAGGTTTAAAATCAGATTTAATTCTTGAGACTAGAAAAGGTAAGCGAGCAGAATTAACTAGAGCTCTAGCAAAAGCAAATCGTGCTTTGAAAAAGTTAATGTAATATCTTTTAAATTACGAAAGAAAACCTTATATTACTTTAAATTAAAAATCGATATGACAAAAACTATAAAAATGGACAGCATTTATGATGAGCCTATAAAAACAAAAAAGAAAATTACGGACTTAGAAGATTCAAAAAAAGAAGATGATACTTTTAATGAAATTGACTATGGATTAAATATAGACGAGTCTGTAATTTATATGCATGGCGATATTATGTTAGGTTCGCTATTTGATTTTATTTCTAAAGTAAGAATTATTCTTAAAAATAGACCCGAAGAAAAAGCTCAAGATCCAATTAATTTATTAATCAATTCCAATGGAGGCGATGTATATGAAGCTTTAGGTATAATTGATTATATTGAATCTTTATCTGTACCTGTTAATATTATTGCAAGAGGAAGAGCAATGTCTGCAGCTGCAATGATTTTAGCATGTGGGACAGGAAAAAGAATTGCATCTAAATTAACTACTATTATGCTTCATGAAGCATCGGCAGAGATATTTGGTAAGTCGGCTGATATAAAAGCAAATGCAGACCACATAGATGGATTGGAAAATGATTTCTATACTATGATGGCTGATAAAACAAATCAGACTGAAGATTTTTGGAGAAAGTCTTGTAGAAAAGATTTTTATATTTCTGCAGCTAGAGCAAAAGAATTAGGAGTTATTGATGAAGTAATTTAATTTAAAGTTATGCACAAAATAGAAGATACAGAAAAACAATGGGACTTGCTAATGAATACTATTAGCGATTATATTTCTAGTCCTAGAAAAGAAAAATTAACTTCAATGTATGAAGGTTTAGCAGAAAAGATTTGTACTGCACCTGCATCATCACATTCGACAAGACATAATTGTTTTCCTGGAGGTTATATTGATCACATAAATAGAGTAGTAAAATGTTCATTAGAATTATATTCAACTTGGCAAGCTTCTGGCGCAAACGTAAGTAATTTTACAAAAGAAGAACTAGTTTTTTCAGCATTGAATCACGATTTAGGTAAAATAGGAAATTCCAAAGAAGATTATTATATTCCTAATGATTCAGATTGGCACGTTAAAAGAGGTCAAGTGTACAAAATTAATGGAAGACTAACTTTCATGAAGGTTCCAGACAGAAGTTTATTTTTACTTCAAGAGTATGGAATCGATGTTTCAGAAAATGAATACCTAGCAATTAAACTGCACGATGGTTTATATTCTAAAGGTAATGAATCTTATTTAATGGGAGGACTTCCTGAGTTTTCATTAAATTGTGATATGCCTATTCTATTACATCACGCTGATCATTTAGCTACATTGATTGAAGGTAATACTAATCATGCTCCTGAAACAGTAAAACAAGAACCAAAAGTAAAATCAAAATTGTCTAATATCGGAGACCAGGTTACAAATGAAAATTTAAAATCTGCCTTTGACGAAATATTCGGAACCCCATGATATCATTAACAATTATATTTGTATTAATTGTAGCTGTATTAGTTTACGCTATTATTAATTTAGTAAAACAAACAGAACAACTTGAAGATCAAGTATCTTATTATATAGATGTAGTCGACTCTGTAAGAGAAAAGGTATTAGATGTTCAAGTTCAATTAAAAGAAATTGATATTAAAGGGTCATTTGAAGCTGACGATGAAGTTGGATTTGTATTTAAAGAAATTCAAGTACTAGTAGATGACCTAACTAATACAATAAACGAAGCTTATGAGCAATAATACAGAAGAAGTAGTAATTGAAGCTCCAGTAGCAGAAGTTATTGCAGAAGTTACAGAACCTAAAACAAGGGGACGTAAACCTAAAAATAAACAATACTTTACAAAAGAAACTGAAAATGCAATTCTATTATATAATCAGTTAGAAAATGAATATGAGCGTAATAGATTATATGACGCTGAAATTAAATATCCTTTTGATAAGTTAGTAGAAAATATTATTCATACTTTTAAATTTTATCA